TTACCCTGCCGAGCTCGGCGCAGGCTTCCTGGTCGCAATGCCGCTCCCAGAGAACCGACTCGACTCGCCTGCCGCTGCTTCCCTGTTTGAACTGGAACTGAGACGGATAAGCTGCGGCCGAGACATTGGGATAGGGCTCTCGCATGCGGGGCTCAAAGATCTGCCTGCAGACTCTATCGCCATCACTGATGAATTCTTGATGTTCGGCTGCCATCCTTGCCCCGCCCCTCCCAACGCAATAAATGAATTCTGCTCAATCGAATCCTGGCTAGCCGGCATCTCCTCACTCACGTGCGCTATGCGGCGTCCCTGACTGATAACGTTTGATATTGCCCTGCCGCTAAAGAATGCACTTCCCTGTGTGTCTCCTATGATCCAGGTAAGAACCACATCTCCATCTGCGTCGATTGACGGGATAGGAGCAACAGTGACGCCCCTGGCGTCCAACAAAGTGAGAAACGCCGCCGCCACATGCAATGACTCCGCATTCACCTCTGGGTCGCGAGACATGACGCGAAGTGCAGGCCCTGTCTTGGCCAGCAACTTCTGCCGCGGATCACGCCCGATAGCGCCTGATAGCCATAGCTGAAGTGATTTCGAGGATTCGTCCATATTCAGCCCGTTTGCAGGACAGACTTAGCTTGAGCAATTACCGCTCCAGTAGCACTCTCGAGACGCCCACCAGCGAGCGGCGGCGCGTCTGGGTGCGGATATGTATTCACATCGACCGTCTCCCTCAAGGCGCTCTTCATAGTTAAATTTGCGCCATGGGGCCCGACATGCACCATCTGAACAACACCAGTCTGCTTATTAAATAGCTGATTAAGCTCAAACGTGTTCTTCCCTGCCGTAACCGACCGCTTCACGTTGTACTGGACAACCACATCTTCCGAAGATGGTGGGGCGTCAAAACTGAAGGGTAATGCCTTCTTCAACCCTACCAACGCCGCTGCCGGCGACGGATAATCCTGGACGGTAGCTATAACCAGCCCCACACGTTGCGCTTCTTTCAAGTACGCGGACGCAGCGGTGCATACCCGCGACGCGAAAGAAAAAACCTGCTCAAATGGCACAGAACTCTTCGGAGGAAATTCTTGGCTCGGCTCCATCTCAGGAGAGAAATATATGTCACAGCGCACTGGGGACAGAACAAATCTGATCTGAACCTTATCCTCTAGCAACGTCGCAGTTACTATGCCCGTGGCCTTTTGTCGCTCGGTCGAGTCCGGATCGTTACCGGTCGCGGCGCGGCAAAGGTCGTCAACGTTGATGTCGGGAGATTTGGCGAAGAACAGAGCCAGCTGGATCCCTTCAAGACTCTTAGTCATTCCATGAACTCCACGTGCTTTCTCTCTGTTCGGTTGGGTCTATTGTAGGACAAGGGAAACGCACACGGGTTCCCTTGGTGGGCAATCCAGAGGTTCATTGGAGGCACCCTACCCCACAATCCCTTGACATTTCAACGGCCTGCACAACTTGACCGGTCACATCAAAGGATGGGGGTTCAGCGCTGTGCCTTCAGCATCCGCACCGGGGTACGGTGCTTCCTGGACCACTGGGAGGGGCTGGCACCTGCCAAACCTAGGCCATGCGGCTCACCGGCTCGGGATCTAGATCAACTGCTGCGTTGACCCATCCGTGAGTGTTACACGTACGTTAAACTCGCCGCCCCGAATCCGTCCCTCTTCCGCGAGCTGCACTCCGCTCTCGTCGAAGAGAAGCCAAGGGTCACCCTCATGGCGGCCCGCCAGACGTAGACCCTGGTCTGTGAAGACCGCAATGCTATCCGCGCCTGCTCGACCAGTCGCATGTTGCATATCGTTGAAGCCGATCTCAATTTTTCCGACCTTCTTCAGCCCCAGTATGTAGTCTTCCCCTAGGTTTAGCAGTCTCCCACGGCCCGATCCATGTAGAACCAGAAAGAAGGGGCCCTCGACCACCAGCAGCCAGTAACCATCCTTCTGAACCAAATCGCCCGGCTTCGCGTGTGCTGCCGGCAACGCTACGAACTGCTGGTCTGTAAACATCGCCATCTCCTTGGTCAGCCCGGCACGTCCAGGCCAATCCGAATCCTACACCTTCTCAGTTCAACTGGCCGAATGGCCACTTTGACCGGAAGCTGGAAGGCGACACGGTTCAGCGCCTCACCTGCGAGCGCCGGTCCTCGAGCCGCTGAAGGTATTGGTCGACCTCGGCTCGCAGGCGCGCCTGATGCCGCTCAGCCCAAAGTTCTGCGCCGGCCTTCCCACGCTCATAACCGCTACAAAGCTTCTGTTTTCTCAACTCTCGGCCCCGCTGATTGTTGAGGCTGATCCACCAAGTGTGGTCGTCCACTCGCTGGTACAGGCGTGCTACCTCGACCGAGTCGAGCAACAATTGGTTTGGTTGGTCGTGGTCGGCGGCACCTATCGCACGCCAGCGGAAGTCGGGAGGGAGCATGGCGCGCAATCCTACGGACGGCCGTCTCATATCCTGCGAGGGAGAAAAGCCTGGCCCCGGATCCGTGGTCAAGCCGAGGGAGTCGGCGGGGGTGTCCACGCATCCGGGTGAAGCCTGCCAGGGTGGGCACTAGGCCCGTAGGCGGATGTCTCCCCGCGCTGCTGCTGAATCTGCGACTGGCCCGGTGAAGCCGGCGCGAAGATGCCCAAGACCTCAGTTTATGTGCGGGCGGACCAGGGCCTGCATTCGGTCAATACCCGTCGGTACTTGAAATACCGACTCTTCCCGGCGTTGAGTGAGACCCCGCCATTCGCTGTGCGCGGCCATCCTGAAATCCCGTTCCTTGACTGGAATCCAGCGCATCGACCAGTACGGAAAGCGCCGTGTACTGCCTCGGCTATGGCCCAACTCTACGATCTCCCGGTGGCTGCGCGAGTTCAGAATCCGTGAGTAGGTGAGTGCCATCCCATCTTCGGGACCCTCGATGTACTGAAGGAACCGGCGGCCGTCACTCAGAAGGACACCTGTCACCCCAGCAATTCGGTTATGGGCTGCGGCATCCCGCGCCAGATAGTCAATCTGGTCAACGGTCAGCCCTGGCACTGCCTCACTGCAATAGACAAGCGACCGTAGAGGCATCATGCCTCCTCCCTATCTAAACGCCCCTGTCTGCCAAGGCTATCAGGCCTAAAGGGCCAATGTGACGGAATCTGGATAGACGGTAGGGTATGGTTCCGCCATGTGCGGCCGGTTCGTCCAGACCCCGATCAAGGCAAAAGGCAGCTTCGCCTTCCCCGAACTGGTGGGCGACCTGGTCGCCATGCCGGCCAACTACAACCTTGCGCCCACACAACGCGCGTCGGTGCTTCTGGATCGGGGAACGGGGCCGCAGCTCACCCGGATGGCCTGGGGACTGCTGCCATTGTGGGCCAAGGCCAAGAGCCTGCAGGGGTCTACCATCAACGCCCGAATCGAAACGGTGGCCACCAAGCCCGCCTTCCGGGCAGCGTTCAAGAAGCGTCGATGCTTGGTGCCCATGGCCGGCTACTACGAATGGTCGGTCAACGCCGAGGACGGGAAGAAAGACCCGTGGTTCATCCATGCGTCCGAGCCGCTGTGGGCGGCCGGACTCTGGGAGGACGCCAGCCCGCTGCTGGACGCCGATAATCTGGGCACCTTCACGATCATCACCGGGGACAGCAGCGGCGTTTCGGCCGATATCCACGACCGGATGCCGGTGTGGCTGGGACTCGACCTGGCCGAAGCATGGATTACGGCTGATCCTGACGACGCCATGAGCATGCTTCTGGCCTCCGAGCCTCCGGCCATGGAGGCCTATCGCGTCAGCCGCGCGGTGAACTCCCCTCGCAACAACCGAGATGACCTCCTCCAGGCCGTTGCGTGACGGCGCTACACCAGCCGGGCTTGCCGGTCATCCCATGACTTGATGATCAACTCGCCTGCGAGCTTGCTGCCCTGCCCTCCACCTATCGTGTATCCGATCTGCAGCGGCACCAGCTCAAAGCCTTCGAACACACGGCGAATCTCCGGGTGGTCGTTGATCGACACCACGAGCTTCCCTTGGACGGACCTCATCAGGTCGGCGATGCGCTCATACTCCGAGAACGGGAAGTCAACGCCGTAACCTTCCGTCTCCCAGTACGGCGGATCGAGGTAAAAGAGCGTTTCAGGCCGGTCGTAGCGCGCGACACACTCATGCCACTGTAGGCGCTCGATGACGACACAGGCGAGACGCAGGTGCACTGCGCTCAGTTCCTCTTCGATACGGAGCAGGTTGAGGCGAGGCCCCAAGCCGGACGCGACCACGCCAAAGCTCTGCCCCTGCACTTTCCCACCAAACGCGAGCTTCTGCAGGTAGTAGAAGCGCGCGGCGCGCTGGATGTCCGTAAGTGTTTCCGGCCGCTCCATCTGCGCCCACTCAAACATCTGGCGCGAGACGAGCGCCCACCGGAACATTCGCACGAATTCGTCCAGATGGTGCCGCACGCAGCGGTAGAGCGTGACCAGGTCACCGTTGATGTCGTTCAGAACTTCGAGCGGTGCAGGGGTCGGTCGCATGAGGAGTGCGGCCGCTCCACCGGCGAATGCTTCGACGTACGTGGAGTGCGCCGGGAAGTGCGGGTAAAGGTGTTTCAGCAGCCGACGCTTACCGCCCGGCCACGAAATGATGGGGTTTGGCATGTTCTCAACCTTTGCGATGTGTAACGGCGACAATCCCTGCGCTCCTTCGAGGGCGCAGGGCTTCAGCCAAAGCCAGGTGGTGAGAACACCTGTGTTGCGGCGGTGGTCAATTGCTTGCAGGCATTCGACCACAGCCCTGTCTTCTATCCGACCTCCACCTCAATCAGCGGGAGGTTTGGCGCGGCCTCGATCATTCGGCCTTCGCGTACCCATGCATTGTACGGAATCGCCTGGCTGAGTTGGCCAACTACACGCATCTGCGCGCCGTCGTACGTGGTGAGGCTGCTGGTGCCGTCCGCATTGTGCGCGGTGACGGTACCAAGCAACCGCGCTTGACCACCCAGCAGCCCATTGAAGTTGTCCCACAGTTCAGTCCGCATCGGTGTAGTGCCTCTCCAGGGTGATGGTCTGCTCGATCACGATGGCCTTATCGTTGGTTCGCGCCTCGGTCCGTGCGGCGATACAAAGGCCGTGCCACGTGCCCTCTTCCCCAACCACCTCCACCAGGTCGAGCGGCCTCACTCGCCCCACCTCACCCGGCCGGAGCGGGCCGCCGAATAGCGGGATGACAAGCTCGACCAACGCCTGCTCGCCCCTGTCCGACAGAATGTTGCGACCGCGCTCGGTACCGGCCGCCGCCGTACTGATGAGCGGACTGCTGGACTGCGGCGCGTACAGCTGCCCCGCCTCACCGCTGCGGCGCACCTTGCAGGTGACGCCCTTGCCGGCCAGCTCGCCGGTGACCACAACCGCGTCGTAGAGCGGCGCACTGCGCATCTGTAGGCTTTCGTTGCTTACCACGTCCTCATAGATCACATGGTCAGGCGTGCGCTCCTTCCAGTGCCAGGGGCTGTGGGGATAGCGCGCGCGCACCTGGAGCGTCTGGGCAGCGGGGTCTGACTGCACTACCCCACCGCTGGCCTCGGCGAGGCGGCTGATGGCATCCAGCGCGGTGGTCGCGTCATAGAACCAGGCTCCGGCCGGCACCAGCCAGTCAACAGTGTCGTAGGACGCCGTGAACCCGGTGTCTGCCAGCTCCTCGTTGACCAACTGGGCCACCGACCTGTCTTCTGTGGTCACCTTCACCCGGCCCGGGGCGTAGGGCGCGGCCAACAGCGCTGTGCGGGACCGGCCGGTCAGACTGATGCCACTGCCGCCCCACTCGCGACGAGTGCTGTAGCTCTCCACCAGCGCCGTCCAGACATAGCCATTGAGGGTGACCTCCACCTGACGCGGGCCGGCCGCTGAGGGCTTGAGCAGCGGCAGCTGCGCGGTGTCGGCCAGCTCGAAGTCGAAGGTGGATCCCCAAGCATCGCAGCTGGTGTTGATGGCAACCCCGGCCATCTCGATAGGCAGCCGGTCCGGCAGGCGGACCACTGAAATACTGTTGATCACAACGTATGTCCTTTGATGAGGGCGCACCACGTAGCACGCAGCGACGCCAAGGTTCAGGGCCGCCAAGCCGCGTGTGCGAAGCGGAAGGCAGCTGAGGTTGAGTCCCACGCGCGCACCTGGAGTGCCGTAGGGCGGCGGCTCCGGCTCAGGCTCCGGCGGGATAACCGGCGGCCGTACGATCCACGGGAGGGGCTCCGCCGGCCCCCACGGCACGTCTCGCTTGCTCTCCCAGCGAGACGCCAACTGCCAGGGCACCTGATGCCCTCGGGACGTGATGGAGGCACCGCCCCACCGCAGCAGCAGCTGCTGCGCCGTGGCGCGCAGGGTTCGGTATGGGAGGCGCACCGCCTGCCGCACTCGGCCGCTGGAGCGCCATGCGAACCCTACCGCCGCATGGTGCCGGTCCATGGCTTGCCACGGGACCGACACCGCCGTGCGCCGCTGTTCCATGCGGGCGGACCAGTGAAGTCCGGTGACGCCAGCAGAAGAAGGGGCGAACGTCCACGCCAACGACACGGACGACCGTGCCGACGGCTGCTGCAACCGCCAGTCCACCGAAGCAGAAGCGCGGCCTGAGCCGGCCTGCGACCATGCAACTGTGGCAACCCGGCCCATGCGGTGGCCGGGTTGCCAATACAGACCGACCGCTCGGCGCAGGGTAGCGTCGGGCTGCTCGGGCGGATCCACGCTGCTCCACTCCACGCCGAGGTTGAGTGCGACGTGTGAGCCGGCGGCCAGCGAGAGCGGCCCAAGGTTGAGGGAGACGCGCTTCACGTCCGTGGCCACCGCGCTACTCCTCGACGGCTGGGAGCACCCAGTCCTGGATAGCCGCGTTCTGCATCCCCGTATCGTCGTAGCCGATCACAGTCATTGGCAGACTTGGGTCAAGGCGGTCAATCCGCCAGGTGCCGTCGGTATTACTCATCGTGCTGGCGATACAGATACCGGTGCTCCGCTCCAGCACGTGGATCCGACCACGAGCCGGCTGATTCAGAATCCGGAAGCGCCCGTCGATCTCGTCTGGTTCGGTGCCCGCCGGTCCCTCGCCTGCAAGGAACCCCGGCCCGGCAAACAGTTGCCGAGTCGAAGCGCGCATGCCGAAGCGAGCGCCTAGCGTCGCCGGCACCAATCGGACGAGAGATGTTCTGAAGCCCATTCTTGCTGCAGAAATCGGCATGTCTTACCACTCGCTAGAAATGTCAATCAGCACCTGACCGCAGTAGCTTTGGTTATAGGTCATTTGATCGGCCTGAAAGCCCTTTGCGAGCAGCTCGGTCCCGGACGGGAACCCCGCCACGTCACGCAACAACGCCATCTCCGGGAAGGGACGAAGGTGCAACGGGGCATACAGACCGGGCAGATACCCACGCGGCGTCATATTTGTCTCTAGAACAACCACCGGGGAATACAGCAGGCCGTTGTTCACAGGGAATGGGTACGTAGGCATGTTGGTGTCTGTTCCAATTCCTCGCGTCTGAGTCTGCCCATCGAAGTAGAGCGAGGACCGCATAGAGCCGGGCACTGCCTGATAGTTCCGTGCCAGAAACAAGTACGTCGTAGCGTCCGAGGTTGGAGCGGTGTTCATGGTCGAAACAGCCCGTAAGCTGAAGCCAATGCTGTTCGATCCTTCCGTGTCGGAGCCTTTGTACGAAACCACGAAGTTGTGTCGGTCACCCGGCTTGAGTGAAGTGATATCGCCTGCATAGTGTGGATGCATAGCAGCAGATCCAGCACTTGAAAATGCATTACTGGTATCGATGAAGAGATAGAAGAACTTCTCGTTGCCCACCGCAACCCACGCGCGCCCCTCGCTACTCGCGACAAAGGATTTCTCCCAGCGCGATCCCGCCGCCTTTAGGGCCACCGAGGGGGTAGCATCAGTGCCGGTATCAATGTCGGTCATGGCAGAGAAGCCACGAACCAGCGCCGAGCGTTGCGCGGTGTCATCCACGCGCAGGTAGTAGCCCGTCCCATTGAGAACGGAATTGCGGTATGCGCGTACGTTTGTGCCGGTGAATGCCTTGGTCCATCCCATCCCAGCTTTGCGATTTGCCCCGCTGCCATACCCATCCACCAGCAGCAGATCTAGCAACGCCACCAGCGCACCGGGATCACCGGACAGCAGCGGCGCGCCAGGGTCAGAACTCTTATAAACGGTAGGAATCAAGCTCATGCGTTATCTCCGGAAACGTTGCCTACTACGAGGAAGCGGGTGGAATCCACAACGCCCTCGGGAGCGCCGGGAAGGGTCGTGCGGACCAGCCACACCGGGGCCAAGCCGCCGATGGTGTTGAACCGCACGACGTTGTTGGTGGACCAGCCGCCGCCCCAGCCCTGCCGGCGGATCGTGAAGTAGGGGCGGTTGGTGCGCGGGTTAATCGGGGCACAGTCCACGCTGATGCTGCCGGTGGCGATGGTACCCACCGTCTCGCCGATCACTTCAAAGCTGGTGGCATTGGTGAACCGGATCGCCCAGCGTTCCGTGATGGCATCGCTGTTGGTGAGCACCAGCGGGAAGTCGGTGTCGTTGTAGGTGCCGGGCGCGGAGCTGCCCGCCAGCAGGTCGCTCCACGTGTTGCTCCACGCGGCCTGGTCGAACAGGTTGACGACGCGGGCCTGCAGATCCAGTGAACCATTGGCCTCCCCCAGACGCAGGGCCGTGCTGATCATGGCTTCGCCGGCCGGATAGTCGTGGCTAAGTCCGTTGTTCAGCTCGATCTCGCCGGTGATCTGCGGCTGCACCACCAGGCGACGGTCTTCAATGCGCTCTGACACCACGATAGGCAGCTGGTAGGCGGACAGGTTCAGCGGGCTGCTGAAGGTCAACCTCCCCTGCTGCAGGTCGTAGGTGTACCAGGCGCTGTCTACGGGGACGCCCAGGGCGTCCACAACCTCCACGGCCGCGACACGCGTGCGCCCGAAGGCCACCACCTGATTCGCCTGCGGCGAGGCGATGCTGTGCTTGGCGGTGTGGTGGACCAGCACCGTCTGCCCCGCCTTGAAGGCAGGCACGCGGCCATCGGCGGGGAGTCGGACCGACTCCAACCCGATCACCACGGCGGAGAGCGGGATCGAGCGGAACACCACAGCGCCGATGAAGATCGTGCCGGGCAGCACCAAGGTGGGCTTCCAGACCTGATCGCCCACCACGGTCGCCGGGTCAAACCAGGGCTGACCTTCGTTACCAGCCGCGAGCACCATCTGCCCGAAGGAAACCTTGGCGACACCGGTCTCCCAGTCAACCGTTCCGCTGATCTGCCCCCCGCTGATATTGCCGTTGACGTCAGTCGTGGCGATGAGCTGCTGCCCATCGACGGTGACCGCCCGCATCGTGAACACCCCCGCCCGCAGCGGCGAGCCTGGGGCGCGGAAGTACACACTGGCCGTACCCGGATCGGCTACGCGCGTAAGCAGCGACTGGATGGTCACCGTATTGGCACCGCCGGCCGACCACTGGGTGAGGTTCACCGCCCCTGCGGCATAGTCGATGGAGCCACCATACGTGCCCGCTCCGGACACCGGATCGATGTTGTAGTACAGGCCGCCATTGCGGTCGACGTAGGTCCGCCCCTTGTAGGTGAAGCGGACGCTGCCAGGCACGATGCTGTCGCTGATCGTTGGCGTGAGCAGCAGCTGCACCGGCGGCAACGGAAGCGCCTCGGTGGAGGTCGTCTGCGTTTCACCGGCGACCATCCAGCCCAGCGAAATCAGAGTGCCTGCCGAGAAGATCGCCTCCACATCCTTGCGGTAGTAGCCGATGACCTTCAGGCCGCGTCCGGTCACCACCTCATAAATCGGTATCGAGACAGCGTGCACGGTGAACTTGCCAGCCTGCAGGTTCAGCGCACCGGTGGCGTAGTTGATCGACCCGAGCGTTGCCGTCAGGGACTGCCCATCAATCTCAACCCCGACGACATTACCCTGCCCGTCGTCACGTGCCGTGACACGCATGACCTGGGGCGCACCGGGAAGGCCGTCAGCGCCCTTGTTGACCGAGATCAACCAGTCCAACCGGAGACTGCCGGCCGACACCGGCCCCTCCGGAATCTGGATCGGAACAACGCCGGACGCGTCGGGCACGGGCTGCACGGTCAGGGCCAACGCCTGCCCATAGTCGTACTCACATGCGAGCTGACTGTCCGCGTCAGGCAGCGACACCGGACGGATCATCACCTCGCCGGTGGCGTAGGTGATCGACCCTCGCACGGACGACCCGATCAACAACCGGCCAGCACCGTCATCGGTCACCAGGACGTCACTGCCACCCACGCGCAGGGTGAACCGCGCCGTGCCCGGCACCACGCCGTCGTTGCCAAGCAGGAAGTGCAGCGCGGGCGGCTCAATGGCCGCATCACCGGCGCGAGCCTCAGCCAGCACCGGCGTGCCCCAGCTGGTGAGCACGCTGCTGTCCAGATCCGGCAGCGCGCCGGCGGTGAGCACCACCGCGCCGGTCGCGTAATTGATCGAGCCACTGCCCTGCCCCGGCTTGCCCACCAACTGGCCTTGCCCGTTGTCCTGCAGGCGGTTCCATTTCCCCAAGGCGCGGTAATCCACAACCACCGTGCCAGGGGCCGGTAGCGGGGCAATTTGGAACAGCCAGTTGTAGCCCTGGTTGTTGCGGGTGACCTGCACCTGGTCGGAGAAGCCCTGAGCAACGATGGCACCAGCCGGTCGCGCAGTCACACTGACGGCTGTGGAACCCACGTTATTGGCGCTGACCAGCGTGATGGAGCCGGCCTGGTAATCCACCGATCCCGACCAGGGCGATGAACCGGTGGAGGCCAGTGCCCCCCTGCCGTCGTCGCTCAACTCGACACTGCCGGCCACAACCCTGACCGAGCCGAGCACCATGGGCGTGCCGAGGAAACGCGTAACACCTACACCGGCGGAGAAGCCCGAGGAGAAGTTAAGGGTCAGCGCACCGGCGGCACCGGCCGGTACGTAGCTGATCGTCCCCAGACCTGCCAGCACGTCACTGACGGGCGTCTCAGCAGTCGAGGTGGGGACGATGGTCACATACGGGGTATCGACCTGGACCGACAGATCGCCCGGCTTGGCCGCTGCGGTCAGGCGCTTGACGCTGTGATAGCTGGTAGCGTCAACCACGTTGGTTTCATAGATGCGGGTCGGCGGCTTGATGCTGGTCTGGCGAATGGCCTCCTGCCCCGGGAAGTCAAACAGCAGTGCGGTGACGGTCTCGATGATGATCACGTCGCGATCAAACGCCCCCTGATCATCGTGGAAGGTACTGGTGGTGCGTGAGAGGACACTCTTTACACGGATGTACTGCTCGTTGGCCGTGTAGCCGGGGGCACTGACAAATAGGCACAGGTTGTCGTTGATATCTGGGCTGGGCGCGTCCTTCATGCAGTAGAACTGCACGGACATCTGCCCGGCGTAATGGTTGCTCAGCAGCACGTAGCGGGATTCGACGTTGCGGGTGATGTAGCCCTCCACCCGGTTACGCGCATCGCGGCGCACGTCGCTGTAGCTGCCGGTGGCAAACATGCTCACCTGCACTTTCGGGTCCGCCGGCGGATCCAGCAGCACGCCGATCACATCCTTGAGCACATCGGTGCCAGGGGTGTCCACGTGCACGAACATCTTGCGCAGCGTGGCGCGGCCGGTGGTGCGCTCTTCGTCGCCGATGTCGGGGAACAGGTTGTTCATCTGCCCGTCCACCACTTCGGCCTGCACCATCCGACCACCCCCATCGGGGTTATCGGTCAGGCGCTGGGACTGACGCATCTTGATATCTGTTGCGGAAATCGTCATGGGTTACACCGTCATCAATCGCAGGGTGATGGAGAAGTAGTCGCCGTCCAACGCGGGCACGGCATAGTTGATGGGGACGGCTTCGAGCGCAGCGCCCTCCGAGCGCCGCCAGCGCACCTCGAACGTCCGCTCCCCGGTGTTGTGGTCAGGCATCATCAGCTGTAGGGAACCAACCCGGGGCTGTTCCTCGCTCGCCTGCAGCTGGCGCAGCACATCCAAGGTGACCGGGCCGATGTAGGTGTTGCCCTCGGTCTGGGTCTGCAGGGTGATCGGCCGGCCCGCCTGAAGTGCCGATTCCTGGACGATCCGCGCCCCGGTCAGGCTGGTCTTTACCTGTTGCCCCACCCGCCACGCGGTGAATTCATCCATCCACTGCAGGTCCGCCGGCAGCACGATTCCAGCCAACAAAATGCGACTCATCGGTGGCCTCCGGCGCGGACAGACACGCTCTTGCTGCGCGCCAGCTTGTCCATGACCATGGGCACGACCAGGCCCGCGATGCGCTCAGCCTGCTCACGATCCGCCGCAGAGGCGCTTGCAGCCACGCTCCGGCTGGGCGCTGACCATTCGATTCGCAGGACATCGCCGCCGGCGCTGCCACCACTGCCTTTGCTGACGCGCTTGGCGTCCGCCTCTGCCTGCAATGCCGCCTCTTCCTGGGCAGCATCCAGCCTGGCCCGGCGCTCTTCCGCAGCGGCGCGGCGGCGCTCGGCGTGCTTGGCCTCGATCTGCTGCTCGATCTGGAGGACTTCCTCCAGCTCCCCCTCGCCCACCAAGTCAAAGCGCTGCGCCAACTGCCGGCGCTGCTTGGACAGTTCGTCCATGCCCTGCAGAACTTCCGCCTGCTCCTGTTTATAGGCTTCCAGCTCACGGCGCTGCGCAGCCAGACTGTTCCAAATGTTGGCGAACTGCTGCAAACCCCGTGGCCCGCCGATCTGGCTGAGCAGTTCCCGGGTCTTTGCGGAAATCGTGCCCATGTTCATCGAGAAGCCGCTGGCAGCGGCGGATGCCTTGGTCAACGTGCCGCTGGCACCGCCGGCCGCCGCCCCTACCGACGCCACGCTGCTGGCCGCCTCCGCAGCTGCCGTCTGCACCTGCTCCATCGCCTGCGTCGCTTGGGCACCGCCCTGGGCGACAGCCTGGCCTGCGGCCACGCCGGCTTCGCCCTGCTGCGACAGCTCTTGGTTGGTGGCATAGGTGGCACCCTGCACAGCCAGCTGAGCATCCACCTGGTCGCGCTTCCATTTGTCGCTGTTTGCCACTGCTGCGCGAGCCGTATTGGAGTAAGCGACGAACGCGCGCCGCACGTCTTCAATCGCGGCCTGCCCCCGCGCCGCGCCATTGCGGATGGCCTCAAACGCGTCTTTTGCCGCGTCACGCGCCGCGTCCAGCGACGCCTGGGACTGGATCCCCAACCGACCGAACTCATCGTTCAGCGGATTCATCGCGTTGGTGATTTCGCGGATGCGGGCATTCAGCGCCGCTGCCGAACGCTCCGCCTGGTCGAACCCCAACTTGCCCTGCTGCCCCGCCGCCTGCAGCTGCGCGCCCAGCGCCTTGGCTTCGTCCAGCGTGGCGACATTGCCAAGCGCGGCTTTGAAGGCCGTCTCGATCTGGGCGCTGGTGGCAAGCGCGTTTTCCACCACCGTCGCGAACGCGGCATTGGCGTTCCGCCCAGCGGCGGTGAAGCTCATGCCCATCCGCTCTGCAGAAACCCCCAGCTTCGTCATTGCAGCCAACAGGGTCTGTTCCAGCACCACGGTGGTGTTAGTGGCCGCCGATGGCAGCGAGGCGAACGCCGCCTGCGCTGCGGCCTGGAAGCGGGACAGCTCTTCGCCGCTGAGCTGCTGCAAAGTGGCCATCAGGCCGTCACGGACATTGCGGGCCGCCCCGGCTCCCTCTTCTGCGATGGAAGCCAGCGCCAGTGCAACGTCGCCGAGCGCGTTGGAGTCGGTGTAGTTCAGGCTCTGGAAGAGCTTGCCAATCTCAGTGACGGCCAGCTTCGAGTCACGGCCGATGCCCTGGAGCTGGTCCACCACCAGCTGAGCACCCGCACCGATCCCTGCCTTGAGCGCATCCCCCGCGACTTTCGAGCCGGCCGCGAGTGCCTGGAACCCAGTAGCCACTTCCGCAAGCCGTGCACGCACCTGTTCCAGCTGAGCCAGCTGCTCCTGAGTGGCAAGCCCCATCTGCTGCTGGGTATACAGGTAGCCGAACTGGGCGCTCAGGTACTGCTTCAGACCATCCAGACGGGTCTGATAGGACTGGCGCTCCTGCTCACCCAGGGCCGCCACCTCCGCCATGGACTTCACCGACACCTGTCCGAACGACGCTACTTCCACGGCCAAGGATTTGTAGGCGATGCCCTGGAGATACATCTGCTCCCGCATCTGGCGCATGAACTCGCCGGCCTCTTTACTGGCCTGGCTGTTCTTACCCAATTCCTCGCCCAGAGCTTCGCCCATGCTCTGCAGGCCCTTGGTCACCAGCTCCACGCCCAGCAGCGCCACGGTGATCGGTACCGCAGCTGGCAACCGGCGCAGGATGTTGCCCAGGGTCAGCGCGCCCTTACCGGTGGCATCCATGGCCGCAGCACTTGCAAGCTGCGCCTTCGTAGACGCAATCAGTGCGATGCGCCAGGTGTTCATCTGCACAATCGCGCGGACAATGGCGAATGTGGCAAACGCCTTGCCCAGGGTAATCAGGGCGCTGCTGTGCTCGACTACCCACGTGGTCGCAGTGCGGGCAGCACTCGCCATCGCCACGATGGCATCGGCCGTCTGCCTTGCCCAGCGAGTGAGGGTGCCGTCTTTCGCCAGCCGGTCTGCCAGCTCCAGCATCTCCTGCAGCTGGCTCTTGAAGTACGTCAGCACGCCCTGGTCGGCGACCTCCTGCTTCCAGTCCTTGAAGCGCTCGGTTGCGGCCTTCCACAGACCAGCGATGGTGCCCACCTTCGCCGCTGCCGCCGCGCCACCGTAGGATTCCGTCAGCAGCTCCAGAATGATGGTCTGGGCTTCAGCCACGCGGCCGGTGGCCTCCAACTGGGTAATCAGTTGTTTCTGGCTGGCGGTCAGCGTGAACCCCTGTTTGCTCAGGGACTCCATGGCCTTGGAAGGCGTCTGCAGCGCCTTGCCCACCACCTCAGCCGACTGCTCCAGGCTGATGCCCAGGCGCTGCGCCTGGTCGATGGTGATCTGCATCGCCTGCGGGAACTGCTCGCCGACGATGTTGGTGTAGGACAGCATGCGCACTTGCGCTTTGGATATCTCGCCGTCATCGAACAGCCCGCCCTGTAGCTGCCGGCGCATCTGGGCCAGCTGGTCGGCGGTGAACTCACCCTGGCGACCGGTCGCGGCCAGGGCCGCCTCCAATTGCGCAAGTTCCTGCTCCGCATCGCTACCCTCGGTAACGATGCTGCGGATGCCATCAACGATCTTGCTGAACCCAATGAAGCCCAGCGCAGCAGCTGCCACGCCCTTGAGCTTGTCCATCACCGAGCTGGTGGCACCGGCGGCCGCTCCCAGCTCCACAGTGTCCCGCGTGGCCTGGTTGGCACGGTCGCGGTAAGCCTTCAGTGATTCGGCCGCGGCGGTGCTGGAACGCGCCTGCGCCCGGAACTGTTCGTCGCTGTCCTGGATCTGCTGGTTGCGCCGACGCGTCTCTGCGGCGGCCTGGGCCGACGCCTTCGCCTGTTCGGTGAACGCCTGCGCAGTCCGGGTTGCCTCGGTGCGCAGGCGCTGCTGACCGGCGGCCAGCTGGGCAGTATCTACGCCCAGCTCCCGCAGTTCGCTATCGGCCTTGGCGACCGCTTCCCATTGCTTGTTGAGGGACGCCTGCAGTTTGTCGCCTTCCGCCCGGAGCGACTTCTGCTCCTGCAGCAGTTCGCGCGACGGCCGCGCCATCTCGGCGATCTGAAGGCTGAGCGAATAGGCGGCGCGCTGGTTAGCGTCGTAGCGCTGCTCCAGCTCGGCCAGGGACTGCATCATCCCGTCAAAGGCATTGGCCTTGCCGGCGGTGCTGTTCAGTTCGACCAACCTGTCAACCAGCTTGGCCGTGTCTGCGCCTGCATCCTCCGTTGCGATGCCCATCTGCTCGAGGGCAACCCGCAGCTGATCGACGCCCTCGGTGCCACTGGTCTCAAGGACCAGCCGCAGTGCTTCCTCGAATGCCGCCGTGCCTGCCATCAACGCTTCCTCTTTCGTGCCAGCTGCAGCTGACGGATCAACTCGCTACTGCGGTACTCGTTCATCTCGCGCGCCAACTTGCTGGCGACGATCTCGTTCTCACCCATCACCATTTGGAAAGCGCTCGCACCACCCAGAATCCGCAGCTTGCGACGGCCATCACGGCCAGACGGAGCGGTGGCGTCTCGGGAGAACTGGCGCACCACGATGCGGCGCTGGCCGCCAATGCGTGCGATGAATGCCGAGGTGTAGACCTTGCGCTTTCCTACCTGGATGCCAGCGGTCGCGCCCGGCGTCTTTCGGCCACCCCAACGACCGTTGAATGCGATCAGGGAGAGCTTCTGCGTGGACGCTCGAAGCGACAGATACTCGGAGCCTTCAACCTTCCCCGACCGCACGCTGAAGCGCCCCTTCAGGTCACCGGCACGGACCGTGTAGACCTCCCGGATGGCTTTCTTCGCCGCCGGCTCAAAGCGACGACGAACAGACGCGATCGAGCGTGAATCCGCCTTGGAGATGGCGGTCTTCGAGAGGCCATCCACTCGGGCGGCCAGCCGCGCCAACGCGCCGATATCGGTCTGTCCGAAGCTGTTGAACTTCGCCACTATCGGCCCCCGCTCACGTCAAAGCAGGACGGCACCACGATGGGTGCCGCCCGGAACAGACCGCTGTCGGCCTGCGCGCCCATCAACCCGCCGTCTGCTCGTACACCTCAAAGGTGTACAGCGCGTCCTCTTCCGAGCGGAAGATGACCGGGCCAGTCAGCGTCACCTGAAGCGGTTCGTCGCTGAACCAGTCCACGTCGCCGTCCACGGTCAGATCGACCTGCGGGATACGCAGCAGGCCATTCTCGCCGCTAATGCGGTCCTGCACGTCGCCCAGGATCATGAACGACTTGTTGGGCACCGCGCCGCCGTTGATGGCGGTGTGCAGGTAGCTGTCGAACGAGTAGCTGATGGTCAGCGCATCCCCATGCGCGATCTCCCCGTCAGCCACCGGAATCAGGATGCCCTGGCGGTTGTCGATCACGTAATCCGTGCCAGCTTCCAGCTCAACGTTGCCCTTCTTGACCACCGGAACAGGCGACGCCGTGACGAAGCGGTGGGGCAGCTTCACAGGGGCATCCTTGCTGTGGACGGTAATGGGCCGGTCATTCACGGAGCCGGCTTCCACGGACGCGGTTACCGCGCTGCCGTACAACATGCGTGCCAAGATGGCCGCCGGGACTTCGAGCGCGCCAATGGTCACACTGGTGGCACCGGGGTTGGCGTCGGTATGAATGATCTGGTTGTAGCGATCATCCCGGCGCTTGCTCTTAATCTCGGTGGTATCGCCTGCTTCATAGCCGAACGTGAGCGAGCTTTGCTCCAGCGGCTTGTTGCCGAACTTGTCGTCAGTGTCAGGGATGACGGGAATCCGGTTCGCACCGGCACCGAACTCATACAGGCGCAGATCGCCGGCAAACTTGCGAACCTTGGGCTGGGTAGCCATGGGGAATCTCCTAGGGGTTGGTCACGGGCTGGAACAGTTCGGTCAGACCGGCCCGCGCGGTGATCTGAGCGACAACACTGGAATGACCGGCGTCGTCGGTGACCTCGGCCAGTTGGGAATCCACAACCTCGAACGAGGTGAAGCCTTTGGGCAGTTCGCGGACGTCGATCATCAAGACGCGCATCAGGTCCTTACGCGCGCGGTGTACCAAGCGGGTTGGGCGGGCTTCGTCTTGATTGCGGGGCACGCTGAACTCGATGACCACCCCCACGTCCGACGTCGCCTGGACGCGGTTTGCAGACGCGCCGCTGATGCGGTCAACGATGATCGCGGTCGCAGCCGTGTCGATGTTCGCCGGCGCATCTTCATCGTCCAGGATGATCAAGCCTTCGCCGAGAGTGGTGCGGAAGCCGTCGCCTTTGATCAACCTGATGCGGGAAGCCAGGAACTCGACCAGCTGCCAGGTCTCCGGCTCAGCCAGCACCGCCACTTGGTCAGCCATGACGCACCGTCCAGCGGCTCAGCGAGCCATCGTCTGAGACGATCTTGGAATTGGTGTAGGTGATACCGTCGATCTTCACCTTGCCCCCTTGAACCAGTACGAGGCCGTCCCTGCACACGTAGGCAACTTCGACCCGGTTGGCGACGAACTGCCGCAACCCGCCGATGGTTTCCACATCTCTATCGACATAGACCTCGCAGGGAACAGCCGTGGAACTACCTGGCGCGGTGTACTCAGCCACTTCCGCCATGCCCACACTGGCAAAGCCCGCATGCAGGGCTGCGTCCAGATCGGCCAGAAATTCACGCTGGCTCATCGACCTACCTCATCGGCACGGCGACCAGCCACCGAGAGCGCCAGCGCCACGGCGAGGACCACGAAAGCCAGGATCTGGAGGAAGACGATCAAGGCTCACCTCCGCACTGTCGTGCGTATGCCTGCAGCGCCCTTCGTCACATTGGTCGGCGGCTCCAATAATTCGGCCCGCACTTTCGTACCGGTCGTCGGCTCCACCATCAGGCTGGCTGGCGCTGGCGACGGCCTGGGACAGTGCGGCGGTGTGGACGGCGGCCTGCCAGCGGTCGTGCAGCCGGCTATTGCCAGCACGCAGCTCAGCGACCAGGCGGTCGGATTCGGTCTGGGCATTTGTCTTCTCCTTCTCGTAGCGGGCGGCCAGCGCGTTGGCGGCCTTGGCGTCGGCCCGCTCCTTCGCGACCACGGTGGTGAGCTGGCCGATCTCGGACTGCGCTGCTGACAAGTCGTCCTCGGCCGACTTCTGGCCGGCAGCAGCAGAAGTGGCGCTGGCCTGCGCCTTCCAGACGCTGCCGCGCTGCCAGGCGATCACGCCGAGCAGCAGAACCAGGGCGATGGCGAGGGCGCGGATCATGCAGACACCCCTTCCGGATCGGGGATCACAGCACCAAGCTGGCGCAGCGTGGATTCCAAGAGGCGAATGCGGGTGCGCAGAGCGCTCGCATCTTCTTGAGCCTTCAGTCTCAGCTCCATCTCCTGCTGCAGTCGGGCGTCCTGATTGGTCAGTCGCTCCTCCAGCGCCTTCACGCGCCCGGTCAGCCCCTCGATCAGGACGACGTTCGCATCCGTCTCGGAACGCTCCTTCCGGCGCGAGAGCAGCGCTCCCCACGCCTCGCGCGCGAGCCAGAAGGCGACCATTCCACCGGCCAACCACCACGGCGCACCTTCACCTACGTCCGGGCCGGCCATCAGTTCAGCGCCTCGTTGACACCCTGCTCGATCACGGAATCGGCCCAGAACAGTCCACCGTTCTCGTGCCGGGCAATCGCGCGGACCATGCGGAAAAGGGTCACCGGGCGCGACAAAGACACGATCTCGGTAGCACCGACGCCGACCTCGTTGGCAACCTGGCGTACATACGCCGAGGTGTTGTTTTCGACCGGCGGTGCCCAGCGGTTGATCATGTCCCGGACGGTGCGCAGGCCATGCTTTTTCTGATACGTGAGCAAGGTCTTTGCGAGGGCGCGGAAGCCAGCCTCGGGCGTGTTGAATACGCAGAAGCGGCGTTCCTTCGCCAGGGCGGCGGCGGAGCGGTCTTCGCCCTGCCACACCACGCCGGTGCGGTCGATGTTGCCCGGGTTGTTGTTGCGCACGCCACGCGGCGTATCGGCGCTGTTCATTGTGATCCCCTTGACCGTAGTGGAGTGCCGGCATCGCCCACGCCATCCCGGCGCATGTGGGCGATGCCGGCCAAGCTGTTACGCCCCGCCGGCGTCGCCGGCTTCCGCCGTACCAGGGGTCAGGCGGACGAAGACGTTCAGATCACCCGCGTCGGCGGGGTTGACGGCGAAGCCGATGTTGGCGACCTCGTCCGCCCCGGCCTCTGCCGAGATCGCCTGCTTTGCGGCGGTATCCCAGTTCACCGATGCGCCTACGGCGAAAGTTGCCGCAGGAAGCTTCGGCAGCAGGAACACGCCTTCAACGTGGACGGCGATGAGATCGTCGACCTTGCCGTCAGTGACGGCGACACCGACGAGCTTGCCCTCGATCACCAGTTCGCCGCTCTTGGCGTCGCTGGTCAGGGTCACATCCAGCACGCGGCCGTCCTGATGTGCGTTCTTCATGGTTCGTTCCTCAAAACAGGATGGAAGGTGACGGGCGCAGCGCAGTTGCTACGCCCGTTCAAGCGAAAGGTCAGGCCTGGGGATTGCCCGGGTTCTTGTAGATGCCCCGGTAGTCGGCAATGGCCGGCGCAGCGTCCAGCCGGACCTTCCACGCAACGCCATCCACCGTGAAGCCCTGCTCCTGTTCCAGGTACGGGGACTGGTTGCCGTCCAGGTAGCCCACCACGATGCCGTCCACGAACGACGGGTTGGCCAGGCCGTACCACGCCTTCGCGTCCTTCTCATCAAGACGCCCGTGATCCCATACGTCGAAGGTGTTGCGGACGGTGTTGGGGTCGCGCTCGCCCGTTCCCGTCCCGACCGCAAACTCTGCCTCGCGCACAGCGCGAGCCTGCAGTCCGAGCGCCACGGGGGTGAGCAGCCCTTTCATCGGCACCTGAATGAGATTGTCGTTCTTATCCTTCTGCAGCCGCATTGCAGCCTGCATTGCGCCGACGCTTGCGGTGCTGATCAGCGCCGCCGGCAGCAAGTTGCCATGCTCAGGACTGAACAGGCGCTTGCCGTCGGCTAGGATCGGGTTCTTGTTGATCAGATCGAAGACGGCCTTCGCCAGCGTACGGCGCGCGGCCTGACCCATCTTGCGCGGGACATCGCTGAATATGCCGAGATCGTCGTTGATGATCGCCTGACGGGTGATAGTGAACAGCTTGCCGTAGGTCACGATCTTCATTGCTTGCGACTGCTCGCTGAAGGTTCCCTGCTTGTATTCACCGCCTTCCGGCACGATGTCCAGATCGGAGAAGGCCCCAAGACCGACCAGGTTGGTCGGCTTGAAGTCGGACACATTGACGGCGCGAGTGAACTGATCGAAGTTCTCTTCCGCTTCCTGATACCCCTGCAGCACAGCGCGACGCGACGCATCGCCCAGCAACGACGGAAAATCCGAAGTGCTGTGCGTGAAGGCCAGACCCACGATCTGCATGCGGTCCATGCCAGCGACATTGGTGCCGGTGGCTTGCACACAAGCGCGGGCAATCTCCGTCATGCTCATGCCGCGATACGGGTTGCCATCGGTCGGCTGTTCCAGTCCGGCTCGCGCCTGAATGGCATTGGACATGGCAGCGCGGGTCAGCTCGCGCTGATCAGTGCCAGCGGTGATCTGCGCGCCACCGTTGAGCGGACCGGCGTTGCTGGCCAGCAGGGCCAAGATGTGACGACCCACTGCGTCAGCGGTCACGTTGGAGTCGGCCTGCGCCATCACCCCATCGACATACTCGCGCACCTGAGCATTGCCCATGTGTGGGGTCGCCATCGCCTGGATCTGCGTGTTGCGCTCGCGCAGCGCGGCCATGGCTGCCTGTACGGGGTCGGCAGCGGCAACTACCGGTACCGGACTCACCGCAACGGGAGCGACCGGCGGCGCGGTGGTGGTGACGCCTGCCGGTGCCGGAGTCGAGCGGCCGGCATTGGCGAGGATGTGGCGGTACTGCTGGTTCATGGTGGGATCCTCGATATGGCCGATCACGGCCGACTGGCTGACCTCAGAAAGAGAGGCGAATACGGTGGGAGAAAGGGACGCAACAATGTGGTGGCGCAGCTGAGCGACGACCGGGGTTGCCGCGCCGTCGATGGACTGGAGGTAGCCACTGATGGCCACCGCCGATGCGCTAGCCAGGCGAGCGCTGGCACCGCCGTCGGCATCGATCACCACATCAGCCAACCCGGCATCGACCGCTTGTGGGCCGGAGTACCAGTGATCCACATCGTCGGTGAGCAGGCGCTCCATCTCTTCGCGGCGGCCGGAACGGGCCGCGTACGCCTCCAACATCGCAGTGGCATGAGCATCGAGCGCATCAGCGTTCTGGCGGAAGGCGGTGGCACTGCCTGCGGCAATGGTGCGGGGGGCGTGAACCATCACCAGGGAGCTGGCATACACCCGGCGCTCATCGCCCGCCTGCAGGATCAGAGAGGCAATGGAAGCCGCCTGGCCTTCTACGGTCACGACCTTGCGGGCCGCATGAGCCTTGAGCGCATTGTGGATAGCCAGCCCATCGGCGACCACACCACCCACGCTGTTCAGCCTGACGTGAATGGTGGACGCGGTGATCTGCCCGATCTGCTCCACAAGCTCACTGGCCGACACCGATTCCTCGAACAGGAATCCGCCGATAGCGCCGTAGATCATGACCTCTGCCGTATCGGCTTCGGCCCGCACCTGATACAGCGCCGGCCCCAGCTCGGGGTTGTTACCTGCGTCAGCTCGGACGCAGCGTGCAATGGCAGCAGCCAACAGGCGTGCGTGCATGGTCATTCGCTCCTCGAAAGATCGTGCTGTAGCGAGGCCACTACTCGGGCACGGGCTTCAGCGCTGGTGGTGGATGCCGGCGGCATCAGGTCGCGGTTCTGCTCCTGCCAGTCTTCGCGCTGGCGCAGGACCTCTGCGGGGTTGTTGCCGTACTGCAAAGTATTCTGCTGCGGCGAAACCCAGCCGCGATCCTCTGCCTCGCCTCGGGCGTAGGCTTCTTTCAGCGGGTCGATCCATGGCATGACCGGCCGCACATAGGTAGACGCTGCGAGGTTGCGCAACGTCCAGCCGCGAGGCAGCTTCACCCGTCCGGCCAGAACGCAGGCCTGGACGAAGCGCACGCGCTGAGGCCGCACACTGAGCGCGATAAAGCGCTCAGCCAACATCAAGTAGCTACCCCACTTCTCCACCAGCTCCTGGCGCTGCGCCGAGTATGTGCCGTTGTAGTCCAGCGAAAGGCTGGAGTAGCTGACGCCAATGCCGCCGGCGGCGGCACGCAACTGCTCCTTTCGCCACGTCGCTGCATTAGGGTTCGGCCGGTCGGTTCCGAGGCTCTCAATGGACTCGCCGGGCAGCAGGTCATCAAAAATCGCACCCGGAGCCAGGCGCAGCTCGCGCACCGGAACTCCGTGCTGAATCAGGGCGTTTCCACCCAAGTCACCGGTGTAGGCCTCACCCGATCCCTTCTTGATTTGGAAGGTCATGGACGCGGCGACCTTGGCCGCGATGCGTTCGGACTCTTCGTAGTCCTTCACGTCCTCAAAGCGTGACATCGCGCTGGCGAAAACGCTCAACCCGCGAACCTGGTGCAGTCGTTTGACCAGGGCAATTCGGTGCATGAACTCGGCTGACACACGCTTCGTCTCGGTGCGATTCCCGGTCGGGTCGCCCGGATGACGCTTGAATACGTGGTAGGCAATCGGCTTGCCCCACGCATTGCATTCGACGCCCTGGCTGATGTTGCGCGCCGGATCGTTGAAGTCCAACGGGACAAGATCAGCCTCCAGCATCTCAATGCTGTAGGGAACGCCAGTGCCGTGCTCCAGATACTGCACCGGACCGATCAGGTCCTGGTAGAAGGAGTCTCCGTCGCGGAACCAGCTTCGAGCCAGCAGTTGCTGGCACATGCCGTAGTCGTGAGTACCCGTGACTTCAGGGGCATCCCACCATTCGTCCCAAAGCTCATCCAGCTGCAGAGCAAGCTCGCGATTGATGGCCTGACCTGGCAGGCGAGGCGCGGACAAGACATCGATACCGGAGCCGACAGTGTTCTGCACTAACACGTTCAGGGCGTTATCGGCCAGATCGAGATCGCGCTCAAGGTGGCGTGCTTGGTCGCGTAGCTGGCGAGCATCCATGCTCGCGATGGCATTACCGCTGCCCCAGTCGCGGGCAAGCTTCCGATTGCGCGACGGACGGGTGACCTCATGCGCACGTGCCAGAACGTGAGCGAGCTGCGCGCGCGCAGTTGCAACCGCGCGGTCGGCACTGAGCGCAGCCGCCAGTCGCGTCTTCGCGGTAAGCGCGGACGACATCAGGTAGTACCACCGAAATCAGCATTGGCCCAACGCGCACGCCGGCCACCGCTCGCGGCCCTCGTGACTGCCGCCTGCCACTCCTTTCGACCTGCGCGGATCTCAGCCAGGTCTGCTCGCGTCAGCTGTCGCTCACCGAAACGATAGGTCTGTCCGAGTAGGACAGCCTGCTCGGCGGCAATGTAGGCATCCAGCATTTGTTGAGCAGTCTTCATGACTGCATAGGCTAGAGGCTGGCCTGTCCAGAACTTCAATAAAGTCGAGGACAGCGACGCCTCTAAGTTGCTGATTTCTCAACGCGCGGAAACTAATTTGTCTCCACATTCATTGAGTCGGCGGACACGTTCGCACTTTCCGGCTTTGGGAGGCCGCCTGGGAACAGTGCGTGGAGCTTGGAACGCGAAACATCAAACTGTCTCATGACGTGTTTCACGGGAATCCCTTTCCTCAGCTCCGCGCGAATCGAGTCCACCGGATAGGTCTTCTGCACCGCAGGAAAGTACGGTTGTTCGCCAGCGAAGCACTGCATTACCGAGTCTACAAAGGGCTGGGCCATACGCTCACTGATGCCGATGTCCGCGAGCATCGCCGCCAGAATGCGCTCCCGAAGTTCGTCACGCGTTTCTCGCCGTTTTGCCATTACAGCCCCCATCCGTCACGCCCGAAACCTGCGGTGCGCGGCCGCGCACCGGAGCCGCCATGTGCCGGCCGCTGACCGCCTGTTCCACGGGAATCAATAGTGCCCTGCCCTTGCGCATCGCCATGGCCGCTCTCGGCACCCGCGTGTGTTCCACGGGAATCCGTACCCGCGCTTGCAACCGCTGCTGCCAACTTTGCCTCCAAAGCGTCCCAGTCGGACTTGGTAAATCGGTGCAGACGCACCTCCGCGTGATGCGCGGCGGCATAGGCGTACACCCATGTGTCGAGCGGTTCATTGCGCGTGACCCGCTTCTCGAACCGGTTCTTGACCGGGTTGTAGACCTCCGAGACCAGTCCAGGGAAGAACTCTTGCGGCAACTCATCACTGAAGCGCACCAGTCGCGCCTCGGCCTGCCGCTCGGCATCAGCCGCCAAGCGGCTGTAGAGGTAGTGCTTGGCCGCCACAGTGCCGACGTGATGAATGGTGATGCCGCGCTTGTCGGTGCGGTCCTTCCAGGTCACGTCCGCCAGCTTGCCCTTGGACAGGATTGGGGCGTTGTTGGGCACCGCGCCGAAGATGCACATGACCCGGGTTATCTTGCGCTGACGCACGTAGTTCTTCACCGCCTCGGTGCGGTGGCCGCCGGCGTCGATAGCCGTGGCCGATGCCCGCAGCTGCACCCCGTCCTCCCGTTCAACGGGACGGTTAAGCAGATCGGTCAGTGCCACCCACACGTCTTCTTCAGCCGGGTCGCCGGCCAGCTCGAAATAGTCCAGCGTCCAGGCGGTCATCCCCCTTCCCCACCCCACGATGTGAACCGCAAGGCGATTGTCCTGGGTATCCACACCCACCGTGATCGCCAGCACGCCGCGCGGCGCGTGGCGCAGCCGGTAGCCCTCAGCGCGGTCGGCGATCACGTTGTGCTTCACCGCCCGCATCTTCGGGTCTTCCCACGTCTCGGCCAGACGGTCGTTGACGAAGGTCTTCAGCGAGGCCGGATCGTTCTGCGCATCCAGCCACTCACCCACTAGGTCGATCCAGCGCGGCCCCAAGCCGAACTGGTAGTACAGGCAATTGATGTGGTAGCCGCGAATGGACGAATCGGGATTGGCGGGCACCCAGCGGCCGGCGGCGATCATGTCGGCCTTGTGGTGCTCTTCGATACATGCACCGCACTCGCTACAGGCGTACCAGGCATGCTTCGCATCGGGCGACCAGTGCAGCCCGCTCCACTGCAGGTGCTGGAAGTGGCCGCAGTGCGGGCAAGGAACATGGTATCGGCGCTGATCGGACTTTTCATAAAGCTTGGCAATCCGGCTCAAGCCGGTGATGCCGGGCGTGCTGATGTAGAGGCGCTTGTAGGTGGTAGGGAAAGAGGACGTTCGCCCGTCCAGCATCTTCACCGGGTCATCGCCGGTCAGTAGCACCTGCGGGGCTTCATCAATCTCATCCACGACCAGGTTCTTGACGGTGGTGGATTTGAGGCGCTGGGGACTGCCCATGTGCTCCACATAGAGCTGACCACCGGCAAAGTCTTTGAATGTGCGCTGGTTGGAGCTGTCGCGGCTGGCGGTGCTGCTCAGCGCTTTGCGCACCGCCTTGCACACCTCGATCATCGGGTTGAGCTTCTGATTCACCCATTTGTTCATGGACGCCTCGCCCGGCAGCGCGTACATGATCGGGGCCGGCGCGTAGTCCATCCAGTAGGCGATGGAGTTGGTGGCGATCTGGCTCTTCCCGAACTGAATCGGGAACATGCAGGCCTGGTCGTGCACCGGGCTGCGCGCGGACATGTTGTCCATCGGCTCGCGCAGCGGAGGGTTGCGGGCGGTCACCCAGCGACCGGGCTTGCTGCTGCCCTTGCTGGATAGGCGCATGTGTTCGTCATTCCACTGCGACACGGTGAGGGGACGGCGCGGCTGAAGCGAGCGGGCGAGCACAGTGTGAAGGCGAGCCTGTGCAGTCATTCAACCACCACCGCAGATGCAGAGCGGAAGCCCCGGCTCATCTCTTCCAGGGCATGGCTGACCTCGTTCCAGATCAGCTCCCGGCACCGAGCTTCATCGGCCGTTGCGGCCAGCTGCGGTGCCAAGGCATCGGCCATACGCTCCAGCTCAACGCGAATCGCGGTGGCGGCTTCAGCGAGCACGGCCTCCACCTGGCTGGCGTCGAGCAGCTTGCCCATGCTGACCTCGTAGTCGCGAGCGGCAGCCTTGGCATCAATCTCGGCTTTGTCTGCCAGCGCCTTCGCCTTGCGCTTCGCATCCGGGGTAGCTGGGGCAGCGGTGCTCTCCCCGCTGGCCTCGCTGTCGCTGTCATCGTCCAGGTCATCGCCGTCCACGCCGGCCCCGTCCCCCGCCCCTGCCAGCGAAGAGCCGCGCGCCTGCGCATGGCGGGCGGCGACGGCACTGTAGGCGGGGTCCTGAGTCTGGCCGTACAGCGCCAGGGAGGCGTCGCGCAGGTAGCCCTTGCCGTCTTCAGCGCTGACCAGGCGGCCCTTCTTCTTCAGCTCCACGATGTAGGACGGCCGACAACCGATCAGCACCGCCAGCTCTTTGCCCGTGACCTGTACGTCCTCAGAAGCCATCGACAGCCTCCCCTTCCTTTTTTTTCAAAAGAGCAGTGACAGAAGAAAACGCGCGCGCGAGCGTGGGTGCGGGACGTGCGGCGCGGCGTGCGGGCAACGAACTCCGCGAATCGCTTGCGCCGCCTGCGTTGTGCGGGACGTGCGGGACGTGCGGGCAGCTATACGCGCGGGCGCATGCATGAAGGCAGGCGGTAGTCGGGCCATCGCTACGCGCACGCCCGCGCAGGTGCGTTAGGGCAGCCCCGCACGTCCCGCACAGCCCTACTGCCACTAGGGCAAATGCCCGCACAGATGCCCGCACATCGTCCCGCACGTCCCGCACGTCCATAGGCGAGCGACTCATGCACGCCCCCGGTAATCGTTGAAGGCATTGCGGAACGCAACCAGTTCATCGCCCAGGAAGGCCTGTTCGCTGCGGTCGTCCTCCGGCTTGGTCGGTCCCAGCATCAAGAACCCGTGCGGGCCGAGGGTGTTCTGGCCCACCGTGTAGCGCTTGCGCGCACGATCCGGGTGGAGGATCTGTCGCTTGCGCACCAGGGCATTGACGAACTTGGGGTTGGGCGCAGGCCGCACCCCCTCCTTGTTGCACCAGACCTTGTAAAGCTCATACCACTCCTTCGACAGCGCCGGGCGGGGCTTCACCCCGGGTATGTCGTTGCCATACAGCTCATCCAAGAACCGCTGTGGGCTGTCTTGGCTCAGACCGATCAGCTCGCGCTTGGCGTCGGTCATGGGCGGATTGGTGCCGTTGGTGAACCCGGTCAGGTCCAGCCGCAGCAGGTAGTCGTGCAAGGCGGCAGTGCCGCCACTGTGGATCTCCTCCAGCGCCTCTTCGTAGAACGCCTGCGTCAGCTTGTCCGGCGTCCAGATCACCGCGTGCCGACGATCATCCTCTTCGAGCACGACCGGCATGGCCTCGTTTGACAGGAACACCAGGTTGGCGTGGTTGTCCTCCTCGTAGGCCTGGATGTTCTTGGGGTTGATGCGGATGCGGTCGCCGGTAATCAGCGCCTTGAGCTTGTTCTTGAGGTGGTAAACCTCGGTGCGGGCCACCACTTCGTCGGCCAGCAGGAACAGCTTGCGGCTGGCCCAGTCGTTGAACTTGTCTTCCAGCGCGGCCTGATCAAGTACCCGGCCGTAGTCACCGAAAAGCTTCATATACTCGTCAAAGAACATGTTCTTGCCGGTGCCCTGCGGACCGTGGATGACGATGGTGCTCTTCATCTTGGCCCCGGGATGCTGCAGCGGGTACGCCAGCCATTTGAGCACCCAGTCGTACAGGGCTTTCTGATTGGACTCGTTCCCGCACATGTGCCAGAGCACGTGCAGCAGTTTGGAGCATTCGCCGGCCTTGGGTGTCGTCGGCCAGCCGGCGAACAGGTTGCACGTGACGCCCTCCTTCGTGCCGGATGGGTCGAAGTCGACCTCACGCACCCGCACGATGGATCTGCCCGGGTGCTCCATCCACGCCCGGTGCAGCTCGCGACGCACGCAGGCATGGCCCATGTCGGCTAAGGCGATCAGCATGTGCTCTTTATGGTCGAACACCGTGCCGCCCTGCCCGTAAACCAGTGCGAAGCGCTCCAGCAGTTCGTCCAGGGAATCGATGGGTTTGAGCTTGGCCTGCCCCGCGCCCCCGGTGGTGGTGGCCGACGGCTCGCGAATTTCGCTACGGGGACGCCACGAAAGCTCCGTGATGCGGGCCTCGACTTGGCTGCGCACAACGTGCAGTCCTTCGAGCACGTGCAGGTCGTTGAAGTCGCTGATCTTGCGGCCGGTATCGATGAAGCGCTCGCGCCGGTCTTCGTCGTCCGCGAAGCTGGGCAACAACACCGCGCCGCCCACGTCCATCGCAGCCGCTTCCGCGCCGAGCAAACCGGCGTTCGATGCGCCGTGCGATTCGCCGCAAGTCGGGCAGATTTCCGGTGCCTCGGCCAACACCAGGCGCGACTTGCAGCGCCGGCACTTCTGCAGCACGTCATCATCGCCGCAGACCAGCACCTTGACGCTGCGATAGCGCTTTGCCAAGGATGCGGCCACCGGCATCAGGTTGCCGGCATCGAAGGCAACCGCGACCGGGTAGCCGGTGGCCATGTGCAGCGTCGAGGCCGTGGCATATCCTTCGGCCACCAGCAGTATCCATTGCGGCGTGCCGCCAATCAGGTGGAAGTGGCCCTTCTTGGCAAGGCCAGGCGGCCAGAACTCTTTGGCCGGCTTGTTGCTGGCCTTGGCCTGTTTGGCACTGCGCAGCACCTGCAGGCCGTGCACGGAACCGTTGGGATCCAGCAACGGCACCAGGGCCACACCGCTGCGCCCGTAGCGCAGCCCGAATGCCTGCACCGCTTTGTCGATGAGATATTCGGCCTCGCCCTCGGGCAGTGCTCTGTTCCAAGCGGCTGCCGCCCGCGCTGCCGCGCGTCTGTTCTGCTCCAGCCGCGCCGCTTCTGCCCTGCGGCGGTCCTCGGCCAGCCGACGCTTGAGCGCCTCGCGCTGCTCCTGGCTGAAAGCGCTGTCACGCTTGTGCAGTTCGACCTTCTGCGCGCCGTTGTCGTTGCCGTGCCAGACGCCGAAGGTGCCGACGATCAGCGTGTCGCCGCTGCTGGTGTTGAGTTCATGCAGCACGTACCAGCCGCGGCGCTCGCGTGACCCTTCGACCCGGCATCGCACCATGCGCCCGCTGGCGTCCAAGGTGTCGAGGATAAGGCCGGCAGCGGTGAGCTGGCCGAGCACATCATTGTAATTCGCAGACATTCAGTAAGTTCCAGACCCGCTGTGTACCCGAGCAGTGCGCGCTTGATCACCCGCAAAACGCATGACCCAGGAGGACCCATCGACCGGCGCTCGTTCAGGTTCGACGTTCAGCTTCGAAGGCGCGACCGAACTGAATCGACGCGACCGCGTTTCCATTGCTCCCCGGGGGGAAGGGGCGCGATCAGGGCTCGCCATCGCGGCAGACCTCAAGCTGTAGGGAACATTGCCTCTGCTCCACAGATTCCAGCGCCGCCCACGTGCGCTCACGTTCGGCCAGCGCGGCATCACCGACTGGCCCAGGCTCAGACCCGGACAGCAGCTGCTCGATCCGTTCCATCTCACGACGCGCCGCTGCGCTGACGATGCGCTTGCCGTGTGCACGTGGTGCCCGGGGCGCGCGATAGGTGACCATGTCATACCCGCGCCCTGCTCTTCTTCAAAGCCCGGCGCAGGTTGCGCTCGATGCGGTGACACATGGAACGCAGATCCTGCAGGGCATCGAGCATGCGGTCGGCTTCTTCCAGGGTGACCTTGTCGTCCTGCAGTACGTCGAGGGCTACGGCGGATAGCTGTCCGCAGAACTTGGAGACGTGCAGCAGCTTGTCGCGAATGGCGGCGATCTCATCGGCCACGGCATCCGGTGCCACTGGCACGTGGTCGATGGTCAGGTTGAACTGGGCGGCTAGGGACAGAATCCAGTCGGTGGCCACGGACGTGCCCGCCGCCTGCTCCACCATCCAGTCGGTGAGCATCTCCATCATCTCCATGGAGAGCGATTCGCCCTCCAGGCCGCGCAGCTTCTTGCGCAGGGACTCACCCTTGATGGCGGCACCCCGACGCTTGGTGAGATAGGCGGCAGCAGCGTTGACGCTGCCGGGCATGCGGGAGACGGCGTTGTAGGCCGCATCGCGCCAGTAGATGTCCGAGCGGGCACAGGTCATACGGCTATCCCCTGAGAGACGCAGAGTTTCATCGTTCCTCTCGCGCCCCATCTCGCTGCACGATTGGAAGCATGAGCGAACTGATTGGATTCGAGCGACAGATGCGATTTACCGCCATCTGCGCCTATTGCGCGACGAACGGGATAGGAGGCGTGGAGGCGGTGCTCTTCACTCCGCTTCTGTCTCCGACACAGCGCGGAACGCGGAGCTCGAAGCTGAAGCTGATAAGGAGCGACGGTCATGCCGCATCCACCCCGACAATACGATCCGCATCTGGATCCGAAGGTTGATCGGGCGCACGGGTCAGTCCGCTGGTGCCCAACAGATTGAGCACCTGCGGCACCGCCGGCACGCTGCTCTCTTCCGGCCAAGCCGCGACATCTTCAGTTGGGAGACCCAACACCTTTGCCAGGTGTGCATCGCTGCTCAGGCCCAGACGGGCGCGCAGCGCGCGCTTACTCATGCGGCTATCGACCAGCGCGCCGATGGCCTGCCGGGCTTCGCCCGATTCGACCCCGAAAGCGTCCGGGCGAAGCAGTTCGAGATACTGGCGGCGCGCCGGCGGGATGCCTGTCGATCGCCACTCGCTCACGGAGGGCGGTTTGATCTGGCAGATGCGGGCCACCTCGGTGGTGCCACCCAGGCGGTCGATGATCTCTGAGTCGGTTGGCTTGTCCATGCGGCTAGATTAGGACTCGCTAATAACTGAGTCAATAGCCAGTCCTAACTCAATGACAGTTAGCCTTGCCTAATGAATACACTCGCCGACCGCCTGACCACCGCCATCGCCCGCGCAGGGATCACTAAGGCCGAGCTCGCGCGGCGAGTCGGAATTAGCGCGCCCAGCATCAACGGATGGTTCAGCGGCAAGGCTAAGTACCTCCGAGGGGAGAACCTGCTCGCTGCAGCCAAGGCCCTAGACGTAGACGAAGGTTGGCTGGCTACCGGCAAGGGAGCAATGGTGCCGGCCGGGCGCGTGGACGATAGCCCGGCAGCTTTCGCAATCTCACCAATCTTAGAGACTGAGACCCCGCCCGGCTATGTTCGCTTCGAATTGTTCGAAGGGGGTGCGGGAATGGGGGTTGGGTTGGTGAATCAGGACTTCCCAGAGGTAGTCCGCACCATCGAGATCGCGGAATGGGAAGTGCGCAAGAAGCTCGGCTACCTGCCGGCACCTGGTCGTATCCAACTCATAACCGGACGCGGCCCGTCCATGCGCCCCAAGCTCGAAGACGGTGACATTGTCTGGATCGATGTCACCTGCGACTTCTTCGACGGCGACGACTACTACCTGATCAACATCGGCGGCGAGACGCAGATCAAAATGCTGCAGAAGCGCGGCGACGGCATGTACGTAGTCAGCATCAACCCTGACTTCCCAACCTATCGCGCTGATGAAGGCGAAGTGGCGATCCTGGGCAAGGCGCTGATGCACGCTGGCCTCCGCCGGTTCTAGCCCCACAGCCCCGATACAACATACAGCGCCAGCTTCTCTCAATAAAGATATTAGCCTCTCCTATTGACACGGAGATTAGCCACTCCTAATCTCTCCTCGTCGCCCCAGTAACCGCCCATCCGGGCCGGGGCACGGAGACTCATGGCTTATCTCACCATCAGCGCTGTTGGCGTTCCGGTGGCAGACGCCCGCCCGAGCAACGGCACCGTCGTAGTCCGAATCGGCACGCCTGGCGAAGGCCTGCTGTCCCTTTCCGCGCAGGAAGCCTTCGCGCTGGCGCGTGGGCTTATCTCTGCAGCCGTCTCGATCAACTCCTCGGAAGGCGCAACCGTCGCCGCAGCGGCTGACACCAGCGGAGGCGCGGTTGTCCTGTCCGTTGGCGGGGAAGCAATCCTTAAGCTGCCCGTCGAAACGTGGACCCAGCTCTCCATTGAGGGCTCCGACGCAGCCTTGGCTTTGCAAGGCGACACACTCAGGGCGCATTTGCGTTCACCGATGCTGCAGCTGGGCAATGCCGACCTGGTGGGGGCATGAACATGGCGCAGGCATTCGATGACAGCAGCCAGACGCATCTGCCCTACCCCAACACTTTCTGCCCGAACTTGGACGAGCTCGAGCGCCACATCATCCTGGTGTGGGGCGAGCTCTGCGCGGCGTCCATTGCCAAAAGCTCGTGGATGCAGGAGCTACTGACAGCACAACTGCACGACCTGGGGGTGCTCAGGTACCAGGCGCAACAGCGCGAAGGAAGTGCGCCATGAAGGCCCGCATGCGAACCGCGTGGGCAGTGCTGGCGCTTGTAGCCGCCGTCGTAGTCCCTCTCCGGATCACAGAGATCCATCAGGCGTACGAAGCCCGCCAAACCAAGGCGCTTGTCGCTTCCGTGCCGGCCAACAGGTGATTGCCATGCAGACCGCCCGCCCTACCCCGCCCGACATTCCGCTCTGCCGCCCCGGGCATCGGCCGCAGATCGTGACAACCACTGGCGCTCCCCTAGGGCACCAGCTCGGAGCACCGTGCCCGCCGCTGATTCACTTCGAGTGCCACCAGTGCCAGCTGGCCACTGTCCCAAGCGCTTCTCTCGCGATTGCCGAGCTGCGGTGGACCGACCCGAGCCTGCGGGATGAGCTCATTGCCATTTCCCACCTCGCTCGGGCTCGCGCAAGCGTCCTGGCACGGATGCCTTCTCAGAATGCTGCCTGACGTGGAGAACATTATGGCCGCAGAACTAAAGCCTATGGAACGCGCAGCGTTGATCGTTGCCCGTGGCTCCAGCAACAGCACCCTCAAGCGAACGCGCGGCGGATTCTGCTCCGCCAAACAGCCATCGCGCATCTTCAGCCGCCGCGTGATGAACTGGCTCTACGAGCGTGCGCTTCTTGATTTCGACGACCCGGACTGCCCCGGAAAAGCCACCCTCACTGCCCGAGGCGAAGCTGAGGCGGATGCATTGGTCGCACAGGGGCTGAGCAAGGCGGGCCTGGCATGAATCCGTCTGCACTGCCAATCGAGAAGACATTCGCCACCGGTTCCCACGGAACCACTCTGGTCCTGATGATCTGTGCAGGCTGGTTGTGGGCGGGGCTGTACGCGAGCCCGTATAGCAGCTCACCGGCGGAAGTTGCAGCGTCGGCCCGTCTCACTGCCAAGGTCGGTCGCAGAACGCTGAACGTGGGCGGCCACAACTTCGCCGTCTCGAACGCATCACTGCACACCATCCGCCGTTGGCTGGATAGGAACGGCGTGCGCGTGCGGGTTACACCGGACGCCACGGCGAGGAAGGCGGCATGACGCGCTGCACGTCGTCAGGGCTTACGCGGAAGCCCCTCAATATGTCGTTCGGCTGCGCTCACACCGAGCTGAAAGCCATCACCCTTGCTAGTGATCACGCTCACCTTCGGGGTGGAAACGGCATGCCCATCCACCTGGAGGGCGTAGTCAAAGAGCCCCTCGCCGATTTCGGTCACGGTAACAACGAACGTATGCCCATTGATGAGGCCACGGAGAGTTTTGCGCGAGGAATCCGCAGGCATCGAAAAGGCTGTCTGAATGGGCAGCCATACTTTACAGATGAATGCATTCAGCGGGAAGTCGCATCTGCACTACGTTGTTTGATGACGCCACCGGAGGTGCGGGGTTCGTCCTCAACGGCCGATGGCCCGCCTTGCCAGGGAGTCATCGGGGTCCAGTTGGCTGGCAATTTCTCTCGCGGCGTCCAAGGCCGCACATCGAGCAGCCTGATGGCTCGCGAAATCACCTTCCAAGTGGATCGTTTCAAGTTGCCTACCACCACCGCCACCTTCCCTAACGCGTTCAGCATAGGACGGATGGACCCGTGCACTTCAACGAAAACGAACTACGCGCCCGGGACGTACTTCTGCCAGAGCAACCCTGCTTTCTATCAAATCCCGCGCCAGCTGCTCGGCAGACTCCAATGCGGCTTGGCAGGAAGTCTCATCGGGCATGGGCCGCTCAGATCTTGCGATCCCCTCTACATCAACAGACAGCACGCGCCACTGATGAGCACCGCCGCGCCACAAGTGAACCGTGTATGCCCTCCCATCTACAGACAAGTCGACGCTGTGAAACGATTCTGGAGCAACTGCTACTGCCATCTTTCGCACTCCGACTGCACTCAATTCGATTCTGCTATGAGCGCATTGTGGCTGCAAGGCCGCAAGACCGCGTCAAGGCGCGATACCGGAATCCAGCAGCGTGTCAGCCCAGGCGCGCGCCTCGCGTGCGCCTTCGGTGATGGCTTGGATGATGCTTTCGAAAGGTCCGAACTCCTTAACTTGCGTTTTTCCCTCAGTTCCACCGGGCCACTTCAGAACCACGGTGGCCAGAAAGCCGCTAGCCACCGGATCAACGACCAGGTGCAATTCAACATCCCTATGCATCATGCGCATTTTGCGCATCCTCGGCTCAGCACGCAGCTTGAAGAGAGCAGTTGTGCAGTTGGCTGGTTGCCACTGCGCACCGCCAGGAAAATCGCCACCTCGCCAACACCATCTGCAACGTTCTCTCACGAACTGCAGCGTCCGCGCTTGCTAGCTGTCGATCTGCTCTACCGCGAAACCCACACCGATATCCAAGGCTTGCTGCAGGGTAGACGCATCCGGCAGGTCCGAGACTTCGATAGCTGGCCGTCCGTCGATCTCGATGGCGTGCACGAAAGCACGCTCTCCATTCGGCTGCCACGCTTCCACCGAGAAAGCGATGCCAAACAACGAGCAATCTATGTATTCCTTTTGTATGAAACGCCCGCCCATCCCACGAATCCCATAGGGCGCACACCCAGGATCGTGTTCCTCGCGCAGCATGCTGTCAATGCGGTGCAGCGGTGTCAGTATCCCTGCAGAACCGGCCAAATCTTAACCATTCAGCTTTGGATCGGGCGACTTCGCCCCGGCGGACGCAATGATGTCATTGGCAATAACCTCCCCTTGTTGAAGGGCCTCAAGGCAAGAGCCGGCATGGAAATCGATATGCCCGACAACTCCTACATTGTGGACCTGGACCTTCTGAAGCTTCCAACTCGTGTCGCTCTCTCGTACAAGCTCACACGTGTAGGAGTACCGACCAATGGAAAGCGTGACTCTTCGCAGACCCATACGTCGCTCCGCCGCTGCCTACCAGCGGAGTCTGCTCCCGGAAACGAAACTGCTCAAGAGGGTGTTCTTCCGATCCCAATCTGCCCACGGGCGGTGGATGGGTCAATCGGGTCTGAGCGCTTCTACAGGCCGCTCCTGCAACGCCGCTGCGACGATGCGCCGGTGGCGTCAAGGGTCACTGGTGATCGCGACACAAACGGCGTGCAATTGCCTGGCGCGCCGCATGACCAATTGTCAGGTGCTGGTCGCGCCACCTATCAGGGAGCTGACGTAGGAGCCTCCGAGCCGCTCGGCCTCTCCTTCGGCCTCAACCATGCTCTTGCTCCGTGCGGTCGCTTCAAGGGTTCGCACGTGCGTACTGTCCGACCGAAAAATATGCGCGACGCCCCGCCAATACCAACCGTAATGGACTGCCGATACAACTATTCCGTAGGAGTTCAATTCTGTCCTGAAGGGCATTCCACAGACTCAGTTTCTTTACCTTCGATAGTGCCAATACGTCGCCACACCGTCACTCACGCATTCTCACGCCCCTTGCTAGCTCGCCTCGCCGACTCGCAGTTTGGTGAGACGAGCAATCGCCCAACGCAGACCAGCATCGAGCGCATCCACCAAATTCTCGTGCTGCCCACACCGGGGCTGGTCAACCACGGGAAGTTCCCCAACTTCCACGTAACACACGACAGCTTTACCACCTTCCGGCTGGCAGGCTTCAACATAAATGTTGTGGCCGTAGCAAGTCGTTACCAGAGAATCAAACTTCAATTCTTGAGCCATATCACCCTCCCCCTTGCACCCAAGATCATCGAGGCAAACCGGCCTACGGTCAACAGGAAAGGAGGCCAGGCCAGATGTCAACTTTGGGTTGGCCCGGGCTGGCACCGGAGGCCGGGCAATTCCGCCACAGATTCGGCCGAAATCAGCAAAAAATTGCACGGCATTAGGACGTCCGGGGAAGCGGCACTATGCATCTGATGACCCCCCAACGGTGGCTGGAGACCTACTTTGACCAGACGAGCCAGCCAAGCATCCAGCAGCTGCACCGATGGCTGAGGGACGGGAAGATCCCTGGAAAGAAGGTGGGCGGGACGTGGTTCATTGACGCGCACGCCTGGCTGGCCGACGGCGACGAGCTCGTTGCCCGAGTATTGGAAGCAGGATAAGAAATGACACCACGAAAGCGTAGCGCTTGCCGCCAAGGGTGGCCCGACAACCTTTACCCGAACCGGGACGGCTTCAAGTACCGCCACCCGGTCACTCGCCGCGAGACGTTCATGGGCCGCGACAAGGCGAAGGCATTCGCTGCGGCGAAGAAGCTCAACGCCGTGCTGATTCCCGGCAACGACTTGGTCGGACGGGTAGTCGGCTCACGCGAGACCGTCGCCGATGCAATCGAGGTGTTCCGTCGCGACGACATCCCTGCTCGTGATTGGGCACCCAAGACCGCTGAGGTGTACGAAAGCGTCATCCGGCGCATTAATGCCGGGATAGGAAGCCGGCCGGTCGAGGAGGTCACGGTGAAGGATTGCGCGGAGTTCATTCGTGCAGTGACCGTGTCGGACCGCGCTAGGCAACAGTTCCGCCTGGTGCTGGGCTGGATTATGGCCTGCGCGGTACAGGAAGGCTGGATCGACTCCAATCCTGTGCTGGCAACTCGTAGGTTCCAGCATGAGCGCAAGCGAGCCCGTCTTACCAAAGAGATGTACGCCGCCGTCTGGGACAAGGCTGATCCTTGGCTGCGCCTGGCAATGGACATTTCGCTAGTCACCCTCCTCCGGCGCGACGACGTAGTGTCACTGAAGTTCACCGACATGCGTGATGGTGCGTTGTGGGTCATCCCGCAGAAGACCGAAGGAAGCAGCTTGGTGAAGCTGAAGATACGCATTGGGGATCAGCTGGGAGCCCTGCTGGCGCAGGCCCGCGATAGTGTCCTCTCGCCCTACATCATCCACCGGCTACCGGAGAAGGCAAGGCCCTCAAACATGCGGGCCTCCGCTCGCCAGCACCACACCCAGGTCATGCCAGAGCAACTTACTAGGGCGTTTCAAGACGCTAGAGAGGCGGCTGGAATCACCGGGGATAACCCTCCCAGCTTTCACGAGATTCGTAGCTTGGGCGGCGCGCTACTTACCGAGGCTGGCTGGCAGATCGAGCAGGTCCAGCGCCTTATGGGCCACACCTCTGCAAGCATGACGGAGCACTACCTGGAGGGGCACGATGCGCCATGGCACAGCGTGGAGCCAGGCGCTGTGCTGCTGCGATAGAGCGTCCGGAGGCAACTCCAAAATCGCGCCAATTAGGACGCGGCGCGATTACCGAGACCACTAAAGCGCTGTCAACCACACGGGTTCACCCCCGTTTTCACGGACACTTACGAGAAGGCCGATCCAGGCCATGAGGAGTGTTCATGTCAAAGCGTAGGAAGTTCAGTGCCGAGTTCAAGCGTGGCGCGGTTGAGCAGGCCAGCCAGCCCGGCGTCAGCTGCGCCCAGGTGGCCCGGGAGCTGGGGATTCGCGACACCCTGCTGACCCGCTGGAAGCGTGAGGCACGAGCCCGGGAGCTACCGCCTTCGGCGGCACCGGGACACCCAGGGATGAGGAACTGGCCCGCCTCAAGCGCGAGCTGGCGCGGGTAAAGAAGGAACGGGATTTTTTGCGAGAAGCGGCGACGTTCTTTGCAAAGGGATCATCCTGAGGTATCAAGTGATCGAACGTTGCCGCGATGAGTTTCCGATTCGTCTGATGTGCCGTTGCCTGAAGGTTTCGGTCAGCGGTTATTACGGGTGGAGCAAGCGTCCTGCCAGCGCCCGGCAGCTCGACAATGAGCGCCTGGTAGTACGAATGCGTGAGCTTCATGAGGACAGCCGGGGTACGCTCCGAGCTGGCCGCATGCGCGAAGACCTGGCTGAGGAGGGCGAGACTGCCAGCCTGAACCGGGTAGCACGCCTGATGGCGGCCGACGGCCTGCAGGGTTGGCCTCGGCGCAAACGCCGGGGGCAGCGTGGCAGTCCGGCCGTGACGCCACCGGGCGTGGTCAACCTGCTCGAACGCGATTTCGTCGCGCTGGAGCCGGAGACCAAGTGGGTGACAGATATCACCGAGATCAAAACCCAGCAGGGCAAGCTGTATCTGTGCATCGTGCTGGACCTTTACGACCAACGCGTTGTGGGGTGGTCAATGCACGATCGGCAGGACCGTCAGATGGTGGTCCGAGCGGTGCAGATGGCGGTGTGGCAGCGGCAAGGAAGTTGTGCGGTGATTCTGCATTCGGACCGTGGCAGCCAGTTCCGCAGCGGTGACTACCAGGGATATCTGGCCGCCAACAGCCTGATCTGCTCAATGAGCGTGGTGGGGCATTGCGGTGACAACGCAGCCTGCGAAGGCTTTTTCGGGCTGCTCAAGCGTGAGCGGATCTATCGAACGAGCTACTGCACACTGGATGCGGCACGAGCGGATGTGTTTGACTTCATCGAGCGACGCCACAACCCGAGGATGCGCAGAAGGGTCGCCAAGCAGGATCAGAAAGTTGCAGCTCTTTTAGAACCGTCCGTGATATCGGGGTAG